CCAACGAATAGACAATTGACCTGATTTTGTAATGGATTCCGCTAATCTAATATCATAATACCTAAACCATTCATTAGCTAACGCACCATAAGCACTATTAAGTGCAATCTTACGGGCCATCTGAATAGTATCATATTTAGCAACTAAATGTTCATCTCCACTTTGTTTCGCCTTCTGTAACAGTTCCTTATATTTTGTTCTGTCATCGTACATCCACTGCATCAATTCACCCAAGAAACCCTGTTTCTCAGTACTATAATAGTAACCATTTGCAGTGACATTCTGATTTTCATTTTCTAGTATAGATTTCTGATTTAAATAATCCTCTACCTCATACTCCAATTTTTCTGTATCCATTAGAGTTTCAGGTGAAATATTATATTGCATAATCAAATGAGGATATAGACTATTCAAATCAAACGATACTACCCAATCATGAGCACCTATCTGTGGATCTTTGACATAACCACCTTCATACGGAACCTTTTCTCCATCACTTTTTTTCTGTGGTATAACTATATTCTTATCCCTTAAATGCTTATAAATGATAGCATCCCACATTCCAACAGGCGAAGAAACCTGTTCATAATTGACACCAGCATCATATGACATCTGTAATATCAATTCTAATAGATTCAATTTATCATTTATTTTCTCTACTAGCTCTACATCCTGTATATTGTATTCTACCCAAGTTTTCCAATCGTTATTATATACATCCCTATGTGATGTATATCCCATCTCATGCCAATCAAGTTTAGACTCTCCAACCTCTACTTTTCCTATATAATCTAGTGAATAACTTTCGCGATTAGTATAAGTAAATTTCTTATACATATCTAAACTATCGAGTATAGCAACTCCATTAATTTGATAATATATCTCATCCTGTACTTGTGTCTTGGCAAATCTATACGTTTTTTTCGTTCGTTCCTTAACCCTATTACATGGCGATAACTTATTAATAAACTTAGCATCAAACATGGTCTTCATTCTACGAATAAGATAAGGAATATCATACCATTTACAATTCCATCCCGTAACTATATCAGGCTTCAACTCCACAAAAAATTCTTGAAATTTTCTTAATAATTCTTCTTCCCCGTCACATAACAAATATGAAACATCATCCCTATCAGTATAATAAGGCTGTAACCCCATCACATAACATCTGCCAGTAAGGCTATCCTTAATAGTGATAAGATTCACTCTTTCATTAACACTTTCTACATCTGGAAATCCATTTTCACTTTCGACTTCAATATCAATAGTACAGATTCTAACCTTAGATATATCATAGTCAGTAGATTTAAAAGTTTCATAGATATATTGCTGTACCCATTCAGTTGAGCCATATACTTCAAAGCCTGGAACGCCATTATACATTTTAATGAAATCTTTACATTCCGTGATAGAGCCTGGCTTAACTGGGCCTACTGACTTACCATCAATAGTTTTGTATTTTGATTTTTTCTCTGGAACAAATAAGGTGGGCTGGAAGTCATGAACTTCCTCTCGTATTCTTTCACCATTCTCGACACTGCGAACAAACAACTTATCTCCAAGTTGCTGGATATTGGTATAAAATTTTTCTTTCATATTTCCCTAAACGAAAAGGGGCCCTATAGGGCCCCATCTAAGATTACCCATTCAGTAATTGAGAATTCTTAATCGCAATCTTTTTGGGTTTCTTTTCTTCTGGTATAACAGACTCTAACTCAACACGCAAGATACCACCGTCAAGTTCAGCACCTATCACCTCAACCGAATCAGCTACTGTCCAAGTCCTACTAAAGCTTCTATTCGCGATACCCTGATGTAAATAAGTACCCTCAGAAGCTCCCGTAGATCCTTCAATTGTAATTCTACTTTGTTCTGGTTCATGTGTAATGTCGATTTCATCTTCACTAAATCCAGCAACAGCTAGCTCGATGGTATATTTATCACCATCTTGGATTAGATTATATGGTGGATAATTGATTCCACGACCATTCGCAGTCCGATTATCGAAATCAATCAACTGGTCGAATACACGGTTAAATCCTAAAAAGTAAGGATCGTATTTGCTTTGAATTGTTGTAAATAAGTTTGTCATTGTTTTTCTCCTATAAGCAAGAAATTAAATTTAAGTTCCTTTCGGCAACTCATATATTTAGACGTTTCCTACGCCCAAAGGTTTAGATCTTTCGACCTATATTATATTTCACAACCAGCTCCCATTCATCCTTTTCATCAAATCGTAAGATCTTGATCTGATTCATGGGTGCAACTGGTTCCAAATCGTGAGAATCAACTAATGTAATCAATTCCCACTCCACTAGTAAATTAATAATCGAATTTCTTCTTGCGTAATCATTATCCGATATATCCGTTGGTTTTCCGTCCAAGGCAAACAATTCCTTGAAATGTACTATATAATACTTCCCTTGTTTATGAAGTATGTGACATGACTGATATAATTTTTGGTCATGTCTTGACGCAACTCCTATTCTGGATAGTGTCTCTCTCACTTTCAAAAAATCATCGGGCTGGGCCAGAAGAACCTCAACCATTTCATGTGTCATTCTCCTTTTTACCGCCTTTACGAGTTTTATATCTAATATATTCTATTTCACTCTTATCCAAAAGTAGCAATGCATCTTTTGCCTTTTGATTAGAGTAATTAAAATACTCCTTGATATTTTTTAAATTATCAAATTCAAAAGAATCAACTAACCATTTCTCAGGTCGCCTATTCCTTCGTCTAATACTATTTATAAAATACTCATATTGTAATACAACTGGTAAATGCGGTAAACCATTCATATCATTAGCGTATAAAATACTATCTGCAGATTGTGATAAAAACTTATTCATTTTATAAGGTTCGTAAACATCATGATGCTCTTCTGATAAGCCCTTCATGAGATTAACCTTACTATCAGTAATATCGGTAAAGAAATCAAAAATACCTAATTTCTTTACCTTTACCTCTGGCTCTTCTTCTGGAATATCATCTCCCCACAAATCTTTCATTTGAACTCACATCCATTTAAAATTTCGATCAGACAACAAATCAAATTTATTTCCTGATCAGCTACAAAAGCTGCCTTGTAGCTATACTCCCCAATAGCTAGAATAGCCGTAGGTACACTATCCGGCTCAAGATGATGGACTATATTATCATATATCTTCCGATAAATAGTCGCAGGATCAGAATCAAGATTATCAACCACCCATTGCCTAATCTCAGTAAATTTCTTCTTGATCATGACATCAACTAACTGGTCGAATCTTTCATCACCAACAGCAGATAATATACCCACATCTATCTCTCCACCTGCAGAATATCGCTGAAGTTCATTCAGAACTCGTCGCCAATCTGGACGAAATTTCCATATCAACTCTGCAATAACCTGCTTATTATAGACTATATTTTCTTCCTGTAATATATACTCAACTCTACCCATAAATTCTTCACAGAGATATTGTGCCTGTTCTTTACTGTCAATAGTAAAATGAACCACACTACATCTGGATTGAATTGCCGGAATCAACCTATTAATATAATTACAAGTAAAAATAAAACCACAATTAGTAGAGAATTTCTCTATAAATCCCCTCATGGCTGGTTGTATAGATGTTGGATTTAAATAATCCGCTTCATCTATAATAATGTACTTTTTGTTTCCAGATAAAGTAACAGAACTAGCAAAAGACTTAATATCATTATGAAAATTCTCTATTCTTCTACCTTCATCAGAACCATTAAATACAATAAAATCACAATCTAACTGTTCACAAAGAGCCTTAGCAATAGTGGTCTTACCAATACCAGAAGTTCCATGTAATAACAAATTTGGAATTTCCTTGCTTTTAACAAACTCGGAAAAAGTTTTCTTTAACGACTGTGGTAATATACAATCTGATACATCCGCTGGTCGATACTTTTCCACCCAAAGAAATTCTTCACGCATAAATATCCCCTATATGTCTCCGTACCCTGTAGTGCCTGTCATGTTTTGTAACAAATAAAATGCATCAAGTGTAACTCTAATATAATACTTTAGCTCATAATTAGTAGCTGATGGGTCATACCCATCAGCTCTAACCATAGATTTAACTTGATCCAAACCAAGATCAATCTTTTCTATCATATCCTCAATCTCTACTATATTCGCTAATGCTTTTTCTTTCATAATTTAAACTCCATATTCTAAATCATCTTCTAATGCTATCCAATATTCTAATGGAATATCAGAATTTTTCCAATGACTAATTCCCCTACTAGAAATAGAAATATTATAAGTACCCTTTAATACTTTCAAATTTTCAACTTTAAAATACATTTTATATACTTCACCATTACCCTCGCCAACACTCAATCTATAATCATTAGAAGTAACGTCCTTTTTATCCAATATAACTGCAGAAATAATTTCACCATCACTAGTAATAGCTAAATCTGGTTTGGTCAAAACACTAGCCATACTAATAATACGAACTAAGTCTTCCCTACTAAGTTCAAAATTTATCTCTGATTCTGGCATCGTTAATGTTTTCTCTGGTTTAACAACTGTAGACGGATCAGCATAAAAATATTTTGTTGAAGATCTACCATTCAATATATTAACTCTATCATTTTCAAATTCAAACTCTGCATTTTCAAATGACTCAGATGTAACTACTCCTAAAAATTCAATCAAATCGTAAATTGCAAACTGCTGACTAAATTCCTCAGTCACAGTAGATTTTGCAAGAATATTCTTCATTGTTGAAATTGTTTTCAATTCTGACCCTGGCTTCACCAAAATTGAAGAATTGATTGTACTAAAATTCTTCAATATATCTATCGTCTGTCGCGTAATCTTCATAATTTACCTCTTAAATTGTAAGATAC